ATGGATAATTTATTCCATCAGCAATTAAACCAGGTGCTGTAATTAAGTTGTATTGGTAAGCATCTTGATTTGATAACAATGAAATAGATTCAGTATAAGCAGATGCTGGTAGGCCTTGGATGTTTGTATTAGATATATTTTCATAATATGCACCTGCTACTCCAACAGGAACATTTTTTCCTTGAGCTCCATCAAACACACCTAAAGATGATGTTGGAAGTGAACTAGTATATTGTGGTTTTGGATTCCCCGTATTATCAAAGTAATTTGGAGTAGTTAAATTTACTTGTTTGATACGTACATATCTAGATTGGTTTCTATATTCACCATTTAATTGAACATAGTATTCTCCATTATCTTGTTGAACGGATTCATATTGATTTCCAATTACTCGTTCAATATAATTTGAAGAAAACGGGTCAAGTGAAAGATTTGACCAAGTTTCTAAAATTGAAGGTGTATTTGTTGAATCATTCCCTTGACGAATAATTAAAGTAAATGTTCCATTATTTATATTTGGAGAAACAATTTGCCATCTAAAATTATCTGCTGTTCCATTTTCTAAAGTACCATCTGGATATAAAGAACCTGAGCTATTCATTGTTTCACCTTCAGATAAGGTTTCTAGAATAAATACTTCAGAGTTAGTCCCCCCAGAAAAATATGTAGTTGTACTACCAGAAGTTATATATTGCGAATTACCAATTAATCCATTTGATCCAATATAAGTAAATATTACATTTGGAGAAGATGCACTTGAAGAAATATATTGTAATGAACTACTATATGGTGCTACTGAGCTACTAGTATTAAATGTAACAGATGAAGAAGCAGCATAACTTGCTAAAGTTGAGTCAGCAAATGAAGACGTATTAACATATACAACATTTGATGTATTTGCTACAGTAGATCCTGTAAAATAAAATGTAATACCATTAACACCAAATGAACTTGAACCTACAGCGGCTACACTAGCAGAAACGTAAGTTAAATCTAAACTAATAGAAGCAGATGTAGTTGCTACAGATGATGGGATAGCTGAAGATGTTGCAGGTGAAAATGTTCCACTTACTACTCTGGTTACAATTAATGTGTTTCCACCATTATTAAAGTAATTATATGCTGAAATTGATGTTAGGTAGGAATAAGTTTGGCTTCCACTTAAAAAGGTAGATCCAAATTTATTTAAATAATCACTATATGTAGTACATAATACAGGGATCCCTACTTTACCTTTAACAGTTGGTCCAATTATAGCAGCACCTGCTTGTATAGGGCTTTCGGTGATAAATGATTGATCGTTTTCTATGGCTAATACACCAGGTGATACAATAGTTTCAGGCATAATAAATTATTTTATTATAAATATGGCATAAAACATCCCTAGATTAATCTATTTTGGTAATTTCACCTGTTTCTGGGTTAATTGTAGATTTTCCATATTTATCAGATATAGATTTGGTAAATTCTATTTCTTGATCGGTTAAAGTTTTTAAATATTCTTTTGCATTATTAGAACGATCTTCTAATTGAAGTTTTATTAGTTCTATTTCACCTAACTCTAAAATTAAGGATTGTGTTCCATTTTGAATGGATTTAATTGTTTGTAACTCTTCTTCTGTTAAAAACTTTTTTTCTGTTGTAACTGTTTCCATTTTATTGTTTTATTATAAATATTATAAAAATTTTTAATTTTATGCTATTTGAGTTAAAGTAGCAATGATTGATGGAATTGCTGGTCTTGTTGGTGTACTTGCAGATGTTGCTGCTTGTATTTGTCCTGTTGCAGCATTACAACTCCATTTTATTTCTATATAATCACCAGCTTGTATTGGAGTTGCAAAATTCCATGCTGCTACTAATCTACCATTACTACCTGCTACTTTATTAAGTGTTAAGTTTGTATTTGAGTTTGCAATATTGCTCCCTGTATATGCAAACCATATGTCAAAATCAATTGTTGAATTTGCGGTATTTCCTAATTGGGCTGAAAATTGTAAGTCATATAAACCTGTATTGTCTACTGTTATTCTACTTTCACTTACTATTCTTATGTTTAATGCGAAATCTGTTGTGTTAAATTTCATGGAGTAAGCAGTATCTGCAGATCCTGATTGGGTTGTTGTGTCTGAGAATTGGCCGTAGTTAAATAATTTGTTTCCCCATCTTGTAAATGAGGATCCACTTACTATATTAATATTACCATCAATAACATCAAATGAACCAGTAATTGATGTACTTCCACTAACTTGGTGTGTTCCTTTAAAAAGTGTGGATCCGGTTACAATAAATGTACTATTTTTAAAATTAGATGATCCGCTGACTTCAATACTGCCACTCATTATAGTATTTCCTCTAATAGTATTGCTCCCACTTAATGTATGATTACCATAAAATTCAGATACACCGTTAAAGGTTTGAGACCCACTTATATTAATACTTCCACTTAATATTGTGTTTCCTACTAGGGTATTGTTTCCTGTTTGTAAAGTAGAACCAGTTATATTTAAACTTCCTGTTAATGTTGTAGTTCCGGTTAATATATTTGAACCCGTTGCAAAAAGACTTCCACTAAGCGTAACATTACCTATAACAGTTTGGTTTCCAATAAATCTATTAGGTCCTGTTATTGCATACCCAACATCATTAACTAAATTAGATATATTGTTTCCTTCAAATAAAACATCTTTAAATTTGGAGTTTTCCCAATTATAATTATATTTTTTTTCTTGAGAGAAATCAGCCATATTTTATTATAAATATAGTTAGATTATACAATATATGAGGCAATTAATGCTCCCATATCGGTTATTGATATCATTGCTGTTCCTGTTCCATTGTCCACAGGTACACCTAATGCAACTGAGCCTGTGGGTGGTACTTTGAGTGTACCTGTTAAAGCTCCACTTGCGTAGCTTACTCCGTCCCTTACGTCTGTTGTTGCTGGATTTCCAAGTGCTGTGCCAGCTGAATAAAGAGTTTTATTGGTTGCAACTACATCTGTTGCAAATTGCCATTGGGAACTACCTGAATTAAATAATTTGATATTGGGCGCAAATACAGCCATATTTCCATTAGATGCATTAAAACAAGGAGTTGATATAGTTACATTACTAGTTGATGTTACTATAGCATTAGTAGTAGTAGATGCTGTTATTATTCCAGTTATATTTATAGTACATACTGCATTAGAAGGTGTAGATATTGATCTTCCTGCCTGTGCCGTACAATTACCTGTTATATTTATTGTTGCCAGGTTTGTTATATTTTGGATGCAAGCACCAGTAGCTACAGATCCTCCTGTTAAGTTTCCAGTTACTGTAAGCTGGCAACTGTTATTGGCTATTATAGTAGCTCCACCTCCGGTAATGTTTCCTATTATATTAATTGTTGAAGATGTTGGGATATTTAAAGCACAATTTCTATTATCAGACGAATCAGCTGCTGAAAGATTCCCTATTATATTAACTGTTGAGATTGCGTCAACACTTACAGCATAAGTAACAATTTGTGCTGGGCTACGAAGATTTGAATTTATATTGACAGTTATACCAGCATCAGTTATTCTAACTAATCCAAGTCCACTATTGACATTTTTAGATGTTATTCCATTAGCACCAGTGCATGTAATAGTTCTATTAGTTGTAACGGCAAGGTTTGAAGTTGTATTAGCAGCCCCACTTAACGTTAAAATAGTAAAATCTACATCTGCCGTAACTGTATGTCCAGCACCAATAATTACATCATCTGCCGCTGTTGGAACAACACCCCCAACCCATGTTGCCGTAGCTGACCAATTACCACTTGTTGCACTTGTTATTGTTGCCATTACTCTACCACATTATTTGTTTGAACAAAATTTTGCATTTCTGTAAAACATTGATCCAATGTTAAATCTGTTTTTACTTCGGATTTTATAGTAACTTGATTACCTTCACCATCAACGTACCAAGCTCTTAACACTAAAGCATTAAGACCTCCACCTGTTGAATTTTGAACCATTGAAAATTGTACTTCCATATCTTTTATTTTATTTAAGAATATATTAAACTTGTTCTGTTATCCCAAGACCCTGTTCCTTGTAAAGTAATAGGAGAACCGGGTGTTGTAAAATCTATACGATTAATTATCCACCCTGTAGATGAAGTTGATGTTCCTAGTGTTGCATTTCCTGAGTAGTGGTATGGGGATTGAAAGTCGCTTAGGCGTTCATATGATATGCCAGTTAATTGTGATCCATCTCCTACAAATGAACCAGATATGGTTCCAGTTACTGTTAATGAACCTGTAATTTGTGTTATTGATGCACTGGTAAATATTTGTGAATCATTTAAATGATCTCCACCATCACCGCGTGGGACAAACCATTTAGTTAAATTTGGTTCGTCACCTAAAGATCCTGTATTACGAGGACCGGACAATAGCATGCCTCCAGTATATGTAGCCCCATCTACGTTTTCGTAAACCCAATGATTGTGTAGTGAGTCCCATGCTAAACTTGCCGTTGCAGTAGAAGATCCAGAATCATATACTTTTAAACCACCAAATCGTTCAATAGGTTCAAATACGTTTACCGAAATAAATGATGCCGAAACATCAAGTTGAGATGCTGTAATGTATACAAATGATGAAGATCCATAAAATGTAGCTCCTCCTAATACTGTTAATGTACCCGAAACAAATACATTTTGATTTAAATCATTTACAGAATTAGCTATGTCAGCATATGATGCACTTATTGAGGTACTTACTGTAGATATGTATGGAGTTAATCCATTAGCTACGTCTTGGTAATTAGCATATACAGTTAAACCATTATTTGTAGTTGTTAATATATAAGAGCCAGTATCATATCCTATACTACTACTAAACCAATCAATTTGGTTAGGGTAAAATATTCCTGATTGATGTATTGAGCCTGTTATTATTGTATCACCTTCAATGCGAAGTTTATTTTGTCCGTTTAGCATCCAAACATCACCTTCACCACCATCATCATTTAAGTGTAATATTCCATCGTTAAGTGTTGAAATATATATATTTCCAGATATGTTAGTAGATGAAATGAAAGAACCACTTGGAAATGTAATATTTCCAACTATTGTTTGGCCATCCGTAAAATTACTTGACCCGGATACGTCTAATGTATATGCTGGGGATGTTGTTCCTATGCCTACTTTTCCATCTCCTGCTATATAAAAATCAGTTATTGCATTTGTACCATCATTGATGTTACTTCCGGTAGTTCTAAGTATTCTGAAGTCTTGTGTAGATATACGAGCGATAGAACCTTCAAGTCCTCCATATTTCATAAAACCAACTCGTCTTAAACCACTAGCATCTACGATTAAACCTATATTTTCACCATCAATTGTTTGATCGCCAATAAATGTATTTGAACCTGTAGTTGCAAATGAACCTGTATCTATACTACCACCTCCTCCTCCATTTAATGAGTATGAAGCTGTTAAAGCATATGAAGCACTTAAAATAACTCCATTAATATTTGAAGAACTTACATAAGAAGCAGTATAAGCTATACTTGCCGTTTCAGCATATGAAGATGATGTTTCATAATTTATTTCATATGAAGCACTTATCGCATATGAAGCACTTGTAGCATATGAAGCACTAACTACACCTACAATATTTGAGCCATTCCCATAAAAGGAGCCAGTAAAGGAACCCGTTATATTATAGGACCCTGATCGTAATTGTTCGGGTTTAATTAATGCCATTTTATTTTCCTTGGGCTACGTATGGTTTAGCATAATTTTTACTAGTTTTGCTTTTACTAGTTTTTGATTTTGCATGGATTCCCGGACGTTTTTTACGAGATTTTTTTATAAATGATACTGCGGATTGTAATTTTGCTTTTGCCATTTTTATTATAAATATTAAATTAAACGTTAAATTTTCCTATAGATGTGACTAAATCTGTTCCGTTTAAAGAATATCCTAGTAAAGATATATCTAAAATTAAAGTAGAGATTCCATTACTTTGGGTAAATGAAATTATATTTGAATTATCAATTAATATCCCATTAACAAAGAATGTAAAATCATTAACTGATGTTGGGGGAAGACTTGGGGGTGCATTTAACCAACCTAAAGGGAATGTTACTGTATTTGAAGAAACGTAAGTTCCATTTAATGTAACATTTGAATTTAAATATGTTATAGTAGCTTGATTTATTGCACCAGCAGCAACTGCTTCACTTGGGTTACCTGGGAATATGGTTGAAGATTTTTTATTTTGGGAAGTTACAAATTCATTTCCTATTCCCTCTACCTCTAATCCAATTATAACTTGAGATTTACTGTTGTATTTTTTGACAGCAGTTAATTGTTTTTGAATATTGTCTGGGATAATGTAACCTTTAATATTTAATGTGAAAGTAGCTTTTGCTATTCTATTTGTAGTATCTGAAATCTCAATTGGGGTTGAGTATGAATTAATAGTAGCCATAAATTTAAAACGTTCAGGATTACCCCAATACGAGTCAGAAGCATAGTTTATGGCTTCAACTATTTTATTTAATTGAGACACATAATATGTTTGTATAGAACAATCATAACTTACAGTAACATAATCAGGTATTACATTAACTATAAATTGGTCTGTTGGTTTTCTATTATTTAATATGTCAAAGTTTGAATATGCATTTTTAGGGTTATACACTTTTTTCCAAGATGTGTATAAATTTGGAGAATTTGCATCTAATTTATTACCTAAAGATCTATTTTTATCTATCCCACTACGTTTAAACATAATAAGTGGAGCCATAATAGCACCATTTTTATCTTTATAATATCCATCTTTTTGAGTTGATTTCCATTTTTCAGGTGAACCATAAATTATAGGTACAGGGAGTCTATTTCCATTTTGTATAACATAAGGACGTATTACATTTTCAAAATAATACATTATAGATTCATCGATATCTTCAAATCCAAGGGTAAATGGTTTTGATTTATCTCCCTTAAATGACATTTGTTTGGAACGATTGTGATCTACTCCATTCTGGTCATTTGCTGTAAATTGGTTAAAATTTGAAGGAATATTAGGATTACCATAAGATTCTCCACTTTCAGGGAACACATATGGTTCTATCTGCTCGTTTGAAATCTGTTTTTGAGATTTTGGATTGGGTTTTCTAGTTCTAGGCATATTACAATCTTTCTCTTGTTATTTGAACTTTATCGGCAGGAACATAATTTGCTGTGCAAATAATAGACCAATCTGCGCCAAAATTTTCTAATCCTGGGTTTAATGGGTTTTGGTTATATGGGTATAATGGATCTTTTCCAACTACAAGTTGGTTATTATTTACATTATTTATTTCCCAATATGATTCATACCACATTATAATATCTCCTGGTTCAGGTAATACATTAGAATCAACTAAATCATCACGTAAAAATTTAAATGTCATAGGTCTATCGTAACTTACACCAAAATCATCTACTGGTTGGGAAGCATCTCCTCTATCAATTAATACGTTTAATAAAACCGGTTCTGCATATAATCTAGCACCAGCGGCTTCACCATAAATGTTTACTTTAGTTTCAGCTGTTTTAAGTTGATAAAATACACATTGTTGGGTAATAACATCCCATAACAACTCTCTATTAAGATGTCTAAACAATGAAACGTCTCTTGCTGATCCAAATAATGCCATATTATCCTATAAAAATAGTCATTGGTACGTAGTTGATTGTTTTTTGTTGATTTTCAGCTTCAGCTGCTTTATTTTCAAGTAATGTTTTACGTGAAGTTGTATCAAAATATGCTCTTAAACGTTCAATCAATGCTGTTCTTTCAGCAGTTGCAGCTGCAATTAAATCCCCTTGATTTAATGTTACTTCAGATCCTGGGATAGGTACGGTTGAATATTTTCCTCTAACATATCCTAGCATTTCTTTTGAAAGAGCTAAAGCATATTCAAATATCCATGAACGTCCTATTGAGTTAATTTGTTTATATGTTGGGTTTTCATATGGAACATTTGAAACATTTGTTATCATATCTTGCCCTGTGCTAGGAAGATATGGCATGTTTCTATCAGATTCTAAAATATATTCAAATCTTAATCTTTGTCTACCTCCTCCTAATGGAATTGGAAAAACACGCAATTTGTTATTTACAAGTTCAAATGTAAATTGAGATTTTCTAATTTGATCGTTAAGTTCTATTGCTTGTATTTTTTGTAAATCATAATTCATAGGCATTAACATAAAGTTAATTGCTGGTGAATAGGAACCCCACCCAAAACTATCAAGCATTTGCATCATACCAGTACCAGTCCCAGCATATGGATCAAAGTAACGTGTAATTGCTGGGGGTGCTTCGTAAAATATGCGTTTAA